TTTTTGACACTTTACTAAACTCCCAAATAAAAAGGGCTGTCGATTCATCTAAAACCTACACCCCGTTCTCACGGATAGGTCACAAATGCACCGCAGCCCAAAGGAGCCTAGATGTCTTTACTATTGCTTAACTTAAATATACCCTACGACAAGAGCTAGAATATACTATAATCCCAATTTTATTTTATGCTATCTTTTGTTGCTGAGGCACTTTGCTCTTACTACGTGGTGACTTACTGTTACCCCGTGGGCGGTCAATACCATCGCTGAATACGCGAGCATGAAGCAGATTACCCTTAATTCCATGCACCTCCATACGCAACGTGAACTCTTGTCCCTCGGACATTACATCACAAAAACGCTGGTCAAACAGTTTCATCGCTCGCAAAAACACAGACAATGACTCATCGTCGTGTAATATATGCCTATAGTTATCATCTCTGTTCAACATCAATTTGCATATCCTTTACACAATATATTATAACTGCCACTTCGACCTATAAAGCTACCACTAGCTAAAATCTTGGCTCTATACTTTGGATCTTGCCAACACTTCTTCCTCGCTAAGCTCATTTTAGCCCTGGTTTCTGCCGAAAATCTTCTGCCTTTATGTGCAGCGCCTATCTTAGCACAAGTTTCCAAGGATGGTCGTGGTCTTTTTTGGGCAGCTAACCGCATTTTCTCTATCGTTTCCAACCTAAACTTCCGTCCCTTCATAAGCAATCGCATTTTAATTTTTGTTTTATGGGAACACGGATGACCTACGCTACCCTGCTTGGCAATGCTTATCTTAGCTCTTGTTTCAGTGGAAACTATTCTACCTAAATTAGACAGACGTATTTTCTCACGTTTCTCTGCTGATTGTTTAACGCTTCTTAGTTTTATGAGAGTCTCCTCCGAAGGTTTTCTACCCATACCCGCAATACTAATCTTTTTCCGTATCTCTTCGAGTCGTGGATGATTAGAAAGAGTGTCTCCTCCATCACCACCATCCGTCAGATTATAGCCATGCGGTGACTTCGTCTTCAACCGTTTGATGTAATACTTCTCCCAACGATTCAATAGTCGATCCTCAATCTCAAACAAAACTTCCCATGTAAAAGCATCAAAGCCATATTTATGTAAAGCTCGATGAAAAGGGGACTTTAACCCTTTTCTAGCATCCCGTTCATGTCTTTTTCTTCTATCACTCAAACCATTTACAGTTTTCCCAATATACCGTTTACCATTGATTAAATTAGTTGCACAATAAATACAATTCATCATTAGCTTAAACTTTCAACAGTAATGTTCATATCAGCAATACTGTACACAAAAATACATACTTCAACACCCGCCCACCGTTGAATAGATTGTCGTAACCGCTTCTCCTCATAGGGTTCCAACCGATGCGTCGTCCGAACTAGTAGCTTGTCGCCTGCTTGAAAGCGTAATTTTCTGCATTGTATATCGGCAAGTCTTGGAAAAGCCATTACTGATCCCGCCACTTTTGGGGTTTTTTGAGCACTCCGACTGAATCAACCGATTGGATTAACTCATCAGACGGCTTATCCTCGCACCGGCAAAGCACTAGTTTAAGTATATAAAAGCCATCAGGATTCAACCGCGTTATGGCATCATCGACTAATTGTTTCATCATCTTCATATCACTGCCACGCTCCCGTTCATACTGAACGCCATACTGACGGCCCAAGGAAAAGCCATACATTAAAACCAAAAAGCAAACCAGTACGATTACTACTAAGCTCATTGTGGACATAATCATTCTCCGATGACCATTTCTGTCTCATCGGAATCTAGCCACGCTTGCACTTGTTCAATGTCCTCTTCAGATGGAGGGATTGCTCCTAAGTCAAAAGTTATATTAACTTCTTCCAAACTGAAATCCACCATACGTTCCGCTCTTTCTCCGTCTGTCATGTTATATTTCCTCCAAAAATATACGCACCTTATCCTCATAACCTGTAGGTTGGATTATTTCCTTGACTCGAAACTTAACACCACGATTAAATAAAACTTCCTGCTCCGAATATACCTCACTCATGCGTGTTATATCCACACCTGTCTTTGACTTCATAGTCAATAATACGCCTTTCTTCTTAGTCGTAGAGGCAAACTCAATAGCCTTATGTATATTTTTGCTGGTAGAACAAAAACCTTTTGTTTGAAATTGCCAATCATTAGCCTTTAATGAGGCTAAAAATTGTGTCCTTTCCTCAACATTTTTGAACGCCATTCCTCTATGAACTTCACCTACATATTTAGGTGCCCTCTTTGTAGCACTCGATAAACCTTCTATCAATGCTCTTATCTTCTTACTACAATTAACACCCGCATTTTGGCATCTCCTAATACCTATAAACTCATCCATTGTGTATCTTGATAGAGCCTCGCGTTCACCTTCTGATAATGATTGTAACCATTGAGCATATGCTTCTTCATACTCTTCGGGCTTTGGTTTTGGTTTAGGTTCGGGTTTTGGTTTAGGTTCGGGTTTTGGTTTAGGTTTAGGTTTTGGTTCAGGTTTTGGTTTAGGTTCACTAGAACCAAACCCACCCTGCCGATCGTAATAGTCGCCTATCAGTTGTGTTGCCTCTGCATTCTCCATCCCTAGTTCCATTATCAAAGTACATTGGCAGTTCGCGCGTTGTTCTACCGGAAGCGTGAAATGACTTGGTGCAGGAACAAGGTATCCAGCTAGATTCCATAGACCCTCTTCATTAGCCGGTACGCCGTCCAGGTTAGCGTGTTCCGATCTTGTTGTATCTCCCAACACACTGACCCATGTGGGCTTCATCGGTATCTGATCGCCCAGGTCCGTTTGCAATTGATCCATCACGCCACGACGGGCCATGTTCAAACTTCCTCCGGCCTCAGTTCTTGCGATGTTAAACGCCCGTGCTCTTGCATACTGATCGCCGCCTAACGATTCACGTAACTGTTTAGCCATTTGCTGTGTTGACCAACCATCCTGCAAACCCCGCTCCAATATAGTATTAGCATTGCCTTGCGTTGTTACACTAATATCCTTCCAGTAATCCTGCGAAAATGATTCTCGTAGGTTAGTGACAATACTTCGCTTCATGGATGATGGTAACTCCGTGACAATTCGGTAAGGCAATGAGCCCGGTGTAAACTGAGGCATACCATCCAACAACTCATCTATACCCTCTTCCTGATCGGCAAGCCATTCGGAAGCAGTACTAGACTTAGTACCTACGATAGTTGATTTATCTTGCGATAAGTTTACACCCAAAGATGTCAACTCATTATGTGCCGCTTCGGCCATACGTATGGCAAGGATCGGTAGTACGTTGTCAACCAGTTCAACAGTAGCTTGCTCGACATTCAATAGTTGCTCGGCCTTAGCATTCTTTCCCAACTGTTCCAGACGACCGGCCATAGCCTGACCTTGCTTCTTAAACATTGGCTCTAACGCGGCCATTATGTCCTGTTCCGTAGCATCCGTAGCATCCAAGTGGGCTGCTTTGACAGACTCACAACGCAGCTGAGAAGCAATCTGACTGCGTTTCACTTCTAAAGCCAACGTAGCTAGTTGAATCAGATTAGTTGTCAGCGTTAAGTGGTTCATGTAAGTTGAATCAAAGAAGGAGTCTTGCCCATCGGGGCCTTTAGTAAATTAATGGATTGCTTCAACTCATCAGTAGCACGCTCTAATGTCTGTCGATCCGTAGGCTTACCCGCGATACGTTCGGCAGCATCATTAGACAAACCCATCTCAATCAAAGCGGCATTAACTTGTTCATTGCTAACCAAACCCTGCCCAAGCTGTCCTAATAATGTTGCTACAACTCTTGCCGAATCAGTTGTTAGATTAGCTTGATTCTGATCCTCGTCTGGTGCAAATCCAATCTCAGCCCGAAACTCATTCTGTGTGATGTCACCATTGTTCCGTGCAAAACGCAACTGAGCATCACGTATTTGTGGATCATATGGTATACAACCCTCCCACCAAACCAACAAAGGCTCTCCTGATTCCTCAGTACCGACTAAGCTGGTAACAGCCGTGCTAAGCATATCCAGAAAAGTATTTACCCGTTTGTAGAACCGACGCTCAATGATGCTAGCCTGAGCCCAACTACCGGGCATCACTTCACCCAATATATATGGATGCACAGCTAAGGCACTCAATATCCTTGCACGGACCTTATCCTCGGACTTAGACCAATCCATTTCCTTTGCCGTCTGACTAAACCGCGAAACGTTCTCGACCATCCCATCTAGGATAGCTGGACGATTGAAGTTTGCTACACCCGACATATAACGAGCAACAACGGCGTAAATCTGCCGACGCTGGGCATCATTGATAATAGGACGCCCTTCACCACGCTTATTAGGATAAGGTCGTTTGCCTAGCGTCACCAACACAGAAGGCAATACACCCTGTTGAAAGAAGTTTTCCTGCGAAGACTGTACATACTCGTCAATACGTATAGCGGACATCTGCGACTGAGCTGGCGATTTAGCCTGTCGTGGATCGGACGGATTAGGCATGTACGCGCAAGCCACTTGCGAGGCATCAAACTCTTCACCTTCCTGCGCGGATTTCGTTGGATCCACGACTCTAAACTTAGTACGATCCGCATTAGGCTTGATCCAAGTCGTAGGCAGTGAATACAATTCGATACTACCATCCTCATCTCTTCCGCCTATGATGTAACCCCAACCTGTCAAGTTCAAGTTAGCCACGAAACTATAAACAAATTGACCACGCATCTGGAACGGATTAGGCTTTTCCAACGCATCGAGCAATGGATGATCGACCAGTATTTCAAGCTCCTGAGCCGCTGCCTTGCTACGCATCGTCGCAGGCATACGATTCAACCAATAAGCCTTAGTACCGCCTGGACTAGTGCGTTTACCCTCTTCAGCAACAGATCCAGAAATATGGCCAACCTGCACGGGTTGACCGGATGCTTCCAACGACAGTGCATGGACAGCCGAATACAACCAGCCACGAAACAAAGAATAACTTTCACGACTACGTGACTGCTGTTGCCAATCCGACATCCCGCCAATACCAGCCGAGCTTAACGTTTCCGATAGTTGCCCAGTTTGTTTCAACCGTAACGCTTCATCCAAAGCCTTACGGCTGTATCCTCGACTGGCCTCTAAAGCATGAGTAAGTGCTCGCATACGATAAACCTATGACCCTTCCCGCACCGCATCATCGGGTGCAACTTGACGCAAAGCCTGAATCTGTACCTCAGTGCGATACCGTTGTAGATTCGCTTCGTTAATAGCTGTCAACAAAGGCAGTTCAACATCCTCACGGATTTTTAATTGACTTTGTAATGACTCAACTACAGTGGCGTGTTGCCGACTTAATACGTCAATAGCCTCTGCATCACGTGACGCGTTTTCAGCCACGTCAAGCACCTCAACTCGAAGCCGTAATAGTTCAGATGCTCTGTCTTTTAATTGCTCCAGCATCGCAGCAGATTCTATTTGATAACGAACAGCCATCCTGCCAGCGCCCTTTAAGCCACGTAACCGCCAACGTACCCACAGTCGTTTGAATAATCTAATTACCATTTAGAGTATCCTCCTGCGGCTGCTGAGCATACAAACCTTCAACAACTTCCTTAGACGCGGGCTCCAGACAATCGGCCACTTGTTTCATCGATATCGAAATAGAAACAGGCTCATCTTCAGTGACCACACCAAAGGGCTTTGCCAATGGTAGCGGAGTCGGACGATCAACTGTTCCGTCAACCTTCGGCGAATTACCCTTATCGTTGACACACGAATCAACCAATTGTTGCACTGCAGGCAAAAACCCCGCAGTCGGAAACCGCCAGGTACTACGATCCCCCATTGTTATACTACCGTCTTCATTAGCTTGCCAAATAGCTACCATCCAACGTCCGCTATGCCTTGTCACGGTACGCATAACCTCGGCAACGGCATCAGCCGCCTCGTTCTCCGTATCATAAACCTTATTCATAATCGTTCTCCCTCTATTAAATACCCACAACCCCCGGCCTGACCTTCAGACCGCGATCATCGCAGAATACTTCCAGTTTCTTTCGTAATTGATTCGCACATGCACTACCCTCACGAGAATTGGACGCATCACACCAATCCATTCCGCACGGTTCTCCGCATTCTAAAAGATACTCCGACTCCCCGTCATTCGATCTGATAACGGCTGATGCTTGGATGGATACCTCATAGCGTACTGAATCCCGTGGATTGCCCTCATCCATAGCCCGTCGATCCATAGAAAAATAAACAACACCAAACAACACAATCAACGAATCGTCACATAAGTTAGTTAAAAACTCAGCTAAGCTATTGCATGATACTCGCATTATCAAACACCTCTTCCAAAAGGATCATTAATCAGAAAACTTGTTTGCCATCACACGATACAAAACACCAAGCCCCGCCGAGGCGTCTGGATCTGCAACAGACACTACATCAAACTTAACGCCACCTATCTCCACAATATGCGTTTCGTTCAAACCAGGATCACTAGCAAAATAGATTTTGTAGGTCACGTTGATTTCACGCTTCTGATACAGCATTATATCCGTAGCACTAGCGGGCTGTTGCCAGCAAGCCCGATCCGTGAACACAGTTGTCCAGGAATCCTTGGAACCGCCTAAGTCATCCCGTGTACGGGTGCGAATCTTTGCCGTCGCCAAGTGTGGTAGGTTATCCATAAGTGACATAATCAAAATCTCCCATAAGGCTAACTTCCTAATGCAATTCCATAATTTGCAAAGCTCTCCAGCATAGCCTTCGTCTCATCGCTTAACTCACCTGGGCCAATAAGATGATCGGATGCTTGAGGGCTAATCGTGTAATTGTAATCACCCATACGTTCGCTCGTAAGTATACCGGCAATCCAACCCGCCGATGCGTGTTTCTTAGAGGCAAACATACGACGCACACGCCGGGCCGCATCATACAATACGGCTTCATGGATCGGCGAAGCATCAAGTACGGAATCCTGCCCACGCAACTCATCTGCTGCGTAGCCTGCCATATATGTAACCTTGACACATCCCGGCGTAGTGGGCCAAGAACCCAACGCACGGATTATACCATCACGACAAAAACTTACACTAGAGCTATCCACACCGTCGTAGTTGGGCCAATAGTCCGTCCCTTCGACCTTCAAGGTACTTGCGGCAAAGCTACCATCGCGTGACCCGCTACGGCCATCGTAGTCGATGTAGAGCGACGTGATACTGCGGACGGGTATGTGC